GAATATCCAGCAACAGCGCTTGTAGCAGTCATCTCAGCGAGAAGTTCCTCTACAATCTTTTTAATTATCGGTTTTAAATCTTTCATGTGAGTATGACTGCGTTTATCTCCTTCAATAACTCATGCGACATCAAAAGGAGCATCACATGACTATCCTTGACACCCTTTTGGACATTTAACGAACTTAACTGATTAACAACCTCCATAATCTTAATCTGTGTAACTTTTGAATCGATCTTTTCACAGACGGATGTAAGGTTTGTTTTGAGCTTCTCTCGTTCAGACAATACAAACGTTGATATAGAATTTGTATTGGATATGTTGTTTATATACTCCCTAAGTATAGATTTTTGATCGGAATTCAATGAATCATACTTTTTGTTTAGATTGTCAACCAGAAACTTGTAAGCCAAGAGTCGGATATCCTCACTCTGTTTCTTATATTCCTCCAAAAGAGCATCCTCTCTGTTAACCGTTATGGAGTTTTTTGTTTTAACTAAATTTTCAATCAAGAAATCTTTCGCTTGAATAACTTCCGAAACGTCAAACCTGGTGGAACTCACATGACTTTCAAAAACCTTAAACGCCGAAGCATATACTTTATAGTTTTTGATAGAAGATTTCAGAAAACTTTCTATGGGGTATGATTCACGAATCTCCTTTATAAGGTTGTATTTTTCAGAAGAAAGTTTTCTGTTGTCTAATTTGTCTCTAGCCTTGAGCACCACATCCAACGCTCTAGACGCTTTTTTATCATCCAAAAACTGTTCGTTGACGATAAAATTGTAGAGTTCCCACTCCTTACCGAGTTCTGTGGATTCTTTAAAATATTTGAAAAGAATCTCTCTGGCCTTAGATTCCTTTTTATCCGATAAAATCTCAGCGGTAAGCTGACGTGTTAGCAATTCAAACAATATCCCTGTATTTTTGAACTTTGAATGTTTTGATTTTTGCATATTGTCGAGTTTACCTCAAATTATAAATATGATTGGATTGAGCAAAATTTAATAAATACTTCACTATTTACCCTTTTATATCACCGATCCGTCTAAAATATTGGATTCATCTAAAAGAGATTTTGTTTTTCCGTCGGAAACAGACTCTCTTATTAACGACCTTTTATTGGATTCTGCGGTGATATCCATAAACTTCTTGAGTCTCGACATGTCCACGGACTCCCGTGCTAGAGGACTTCCCTTAGAAAACTTGTGCCTAATGGGATCAACACGGCTCACAGAGTTGTTTTCCAACCTTCCTCTAGGATCCTCCCCAAATGGATAATCGCTCGCCTTCTTAATTCCCGCTTGAGATGCTCTGGGTTTCTTCTTCTCTGTCAATGGCGGTTCTTCGCCAGTATCTCCCTCGGGAGGATCCCCACCGTCATCCGGCGGAAGTTCACCGGCCTCCTCATCTCCACCTTCACCCTCCGCACCGTCAGGTGAGAATTCATCCGAACCGGAGAACCCACCGGATGAACCACCGGATGAACCTCCTGTGTCGCCACCAACATCTTCCAACTCTCCCTCAGCGTTAACTTTCTGTAAAGATACAGCAGGATCATTTCCTTCTTCCTCGATCTGTTTAAATCTCCAAGACTGTTTGACGTCACCAACAACTTCATTTCTGGAAGTCAATATATCGTAATCAGACATATTGAATATGTTCTTATATATCCAATCTTTAGAAAATAGTTTATTCTCCATCATGTCTTTAGCCACACCCACCTTACTTCCCCAAATATCTATCTTTTCCTTCTCAAAGATTGTCGATGGGTTTGTCAATTCCAATGTGAAATCAACCAAGTTAGCATCAGTGTATCCCTGTGAATAAAGATGCACAACAGCAACCTTAGTAAGTTCAGATGTCAAAATTTTCTGAATTCTATTGACGGTCCTAGAAAAACGAACATCCTCTGATGCTAATGTAGCTTTTCCGCTTAAATCTTCTTCATATCCCAAAAACGCCTTAGGTATTTTCAGAGCAGCCATCATCTTATTCCTGAGATACTCTATGTCTTCGGTTCCTGTGAACTCCATCCCACCAAGAGGTTCTATGCTGGTTCCGCTGTCGCTTCCACGGACAGGGAGATAAAAATCTTCCACCATGTTTTGTAAATTGAACCTCAAATTATAATCCCCAGTGTTCTCATCCATATATGGAATCTTTTTCATCTTGGAGATAGTCCTCTCCATGAAATTATCCACTTCCGACGGAGGAATATTTCCAACGTCAATTTTAAAAACCCGCTTGTCAGGCGCTCGCATTATTCTGTGAATAAGCATTGCATCTTCCATCAAACTTAACTGTTTCCACACCCGTCGAGCTCCCTCAACCATAGATTTTCCATATGGAAGAAAGTTGCTGTCAGATATTAGTCTAAAATGTGCGACTTGATAGTTCTCTAATTCCTCCATTACACCTGCCGGCGTGGTAATCTGATAACGAACGTAATTTTTGTTCAAAGGGTCAGAATTTTCTACCCGTACCACATTGTATGCAGAAATTGGTTCAACCAAATAAACACCATACTCGGGGGAGATGTTCATCTTCAAATAGAAATCTCCATACTTACACATATTCCTTGTCCATGACCAAAGATTAAATTCTATGTTTAGAATATCATAAAACAAATTTTCAAGTATTTTCTTTATGTTATTGTCTGCGGCTTTGATGTTTAGAACAAATCCCATCTCATTATGAGTTAGGCATTCATCGGCGTAAATATCCAACGCCGATGCGATAATTGGATCCATATCCATCGTATCGTAGTCTCTGAAAAGTTCTAATCTTGAAGCTTGATATGCAAGATTGAAATCTCTTCCATATTGATTATAACCAGATGTTCTTATTCTATTGAACCTATCTCTAAGAGAACTTCTATCAGTTGCATACTGCACTTGGTCAGTATCCTTGATTTTGAGCATCTTTCCACCGACGTTCCTGACTATCACATCTGTAGAAAACAGACGTTTAAGCCTTGAATAAAGACTTCGTGATTTTAAATCGATGGGTTTATCTGAGTCAATCATAATTTACTGTATGTGGATAAATAGTGACGTTTGTTTATAACAACCACTTTAGATCCTCAGTTTTTCTTGATCCTGGACTTCTGGAAAATACAGATCCGGCCGCAGATGGCATGACCCAATACTCGCGGCCTCTATCAACGGATCTTCGATACACAGGTTCGCCGCCGCCAGTTTTGTTAATACCATCAACTAAAGCCTTCTGATACTCTCCAGCGTCAGCACGAAGTCTCAGAGCGGTATCTCTGACCCATAATCCCACACCTAACGACGTAACTAAGTCGTCGTTATATCCAGTCATGGCCTCGGCCTTACTTCCATTCCATATGAATACCGAAAGTTCTTCGTAAAGCCTGACGGAGTTTGTTTTTATAGCTTTGTCCCTAAAATATGTTTCAAGTTTTGAGATAATAAGAGGTCTAGTCCTAGTAGTTGTAGTAAACCCAGGAACCATATTTTTCTCAGTTCTATTTAACTTATTTGAAACCTGACGTTCGAGGTCCACAAATTGCAAATCTGCGCTGCTCCAGAAAGTGTTTGGATAACCTATGTCTATTATCTGTTGCAATGTTGCCCAACCTACATTGTTATTCTCTACAACTAAGATAGCATTGTTATACTCGGTAGCTATACTAACAAGAAGATTTCCATATCCTTTAGTGTCTACCAAACCCTTGAACTCTGCTACTTGTTCCATGCTAGCCATATCCAATACATGAAAAGCGGACTTATCTCTCCCATCACCACGAGCAACGTCGGCACAAACAAGATATGAACGAGAATAATCCGGAGGCTGCCATATCCACAGTGACTGATCCACCCATCTTCTCTCAATTGGGTCTGATATCCCCGCAGACTTTACCCACTTCAACGTTTCTACTTCAAGAACTGTGTGGCCCGTGGTAGTGAAATCACAATTATGAGATACTATGCCATCAACATTAAAGATGTTTCCTCCACTAACATCTATTAAATCGTAAAGAGTTATTGAGGAGTCGTTTTTGTCTATATTAACAATCGAAACTAACGTTCCATCACACCCATCCACAGTAGAACCTACTTTTAAAGTATTTGCTAAAACCTCTTTTCCATTTTTAAAGAACGGATGTGTTAGAGAACACTTTAGAAATTTTCCATTGGATAACTCTATAGATAAATGATTCTCTTTATCCAAACTGCGAATCCCATAAAAGTCCTGAAATCCACTGGGCGTCGCCACCTCATAGTCAGCATTCAATTTTATAAGACTCATATACGAATCCTTATAAACTTACATTTTAATTTCTGTTCAATCTCTGATTGACGAATAACATCAGATTCTTTTAACTCACCCAAACTGAAATGTCGATCTTCATCTATCTCCAATACAACGTTTTTGTCTTTATCATAAGCGTCCAAAAAATATCCCAATTCTTTTATATGAACTTCCCCACCATTCTCGGCGTGCTGAAATTTATATCCGTGTTTTTTTCCATATTCTTCAATAAGTCTTATAGAGGATTTGTTGTATCTAGGAACAACTTTTCCACTCAAACTTTCTATATAACTTATAGCGCGGGCCCTTTGTTTTTTCTTTGTTTCGTTCGAGTGAGTTCTTCCCTTCCACGTATTGTGATATTCTGGACACTGTCTACAATATGTGTTCCATGTGTAAGACTTACCACATTTACATTTAAGCGATTCAATATCACAATTTCTGTCTGTTATAAACAGTAATCTATACGTAAAGTTATAATTCCCCTTATAACTATTCTGAGATCTGAGCGTGTCTTCCAATAAACGCGTATGCGCATATATAGATTTGTATAAAGACGGATTTTCTTTCATCATCGTTCTGTTCTTGGCTTTTCCGAAAAATTTTTTATAATACCCATTGGATATCAATTCTGATCTCGTGTTTTCGAGAGACAATGTAGATACATTATTACAAATTTCATCCTTTAACTTATCCCACCCAACTTTTACATAATGATTTTTCATACAATCACATTCTTGCGAATACATATTACATGAAAGACAGTTTATCAAATAAATCTTTGATCGATATTTCCGATTCTATCCCAGTGACCTTATGACGTATTCTCACTGATGACTCTCCCCATAAACAATCACATTCCTGAGCAGACCCCTTCACTCCCAGAAGTTCAGTTTGTTCGTTCCTCCACTCCTGCGTTCTCTCTGGGTGTAGATGCCATGGCAAATTTATCGTGTTGAACTTATTTTCCCGTTGTTCTGACGCGACCCACGTCTTATGGAAGAAATTTCCAACACCATTTGGGGTGCTTAGTATTATAGCTTTACCTCCAGTAGAAAGGGTTTGCTGAGCTGATAGCCAGATTTCTTCTATATTGTCTATGAAAGCAGCCTCGTCTATTATAAGGAGAGATAGTGCGGAGGAACGACCTGCATCTCCGGAAGATGATACCGCTTTTATCTGAGAGCCGTTCTTTAACCTAAGAGATAATCGATTATCTTCTATACACGGTATTTTAAGCCATGATGGTAAATTGTTATTTGCGAACCTAACTCGTGTAACTATCTCCTTTGAAGTCTCTTGCTTTATGCTTATACAAAGTATGTTCTTGTCGCTATGAAATACCATAAGCCACAACGAATACGCAGATGTCAGAGTGGTTATACCCATCTGCCTTGATTTTAATATAATGTTGTAATCAAAATCTACAAGATCTTTCAGAGATTTCTCCTGAAAAGGATATAGATCGAATGGTATTGTTCCACGAAGAGGATGTTGAATCTTGACATACTTCTTCATAAAGTATATCGGATCCGAAAGACATTTCTTATACTCCTCCTTTATTACATCTCGTATATTTACCTTGGATTCGTTCATACAGATAATCCGGAAAGAGACTTATCGATTCTATCTAAAGCGAGGTCACATTCTTTGAGGTCTTTCCTAGCCTCCTCCAACACCATTTCCCTCGTGGTATCTTTCCAAACATCCTTAGTTCCGTCTTCGTTCAAATACACGATATCGTTCGAGGATTTTTCCAGATATTCAATACTCTCAATGAGCTTGGCGCGAAAATCCTCAACCTTCCCCCGCTGAGACTTAAAGACCTTTTCCAATTCGTAATTACGAAACTCTCCATTAACCTTTAGTTTGCTTTCATACTCTACGTTACAATCGTAACATCTCCCTGTTTTAGGAAATATCTTGTCATCCAGATAATTCCCCCACTTCACATCTCTTTTGCAAACCGAACATAATAACCTAGCTGAATCGGAGGAAACCTTTCCCATTTTGTTGACTCGTTTTTTATACCCGTTCTTTTTTATCCAACACTTACCACTCGAATCTTCCCATGACTCTCCCTCTTTTCTGGCTTCAAGGTTTGAATCCCAACCAACTTGGATAAATGGTCTTTCTCCTGCCAAATATCCACGAACAATGTCTATGTTACTGCGATTTTTTGCGTGACTCATAATATAACTTAAAATTTTACCCCATATTTAATTAGTGTCTCACGAGCGTCAGCGACCATATTTTCAAAATCTTTGTTATTTTTAATTCTATCAATAATTGATTCAAAAAAATCCAAATCACTTGGATGTGATTCGTCACCTAACAATAATTTAGAAATCTCGGCAGGATTCTTTGTTATAACCTTATCAGATGTTCTATCCACAAGTCCATTTTTATAAGACCACTTCATGTTTTTGAACTTAGCGATACTTGCCAATAAAACGTGCCGGTGCATCCCCTTGTATTGAGAATCATCCTTACCACCTTGAAGGCTCCACCGCATCCACTCTGGGTCTCCAAACATCAAATCCGTCTGAACGAATCCGTTTTTATCATCCCCATTTATAGGAGTTTTAAAGTGGACAGAATCTCCAGATTTTCGGATAAAATCAGAGGAATTCTTCCCATTCGATACACACCAATCAGACAACACCTTAACGAGAGAATCTTTGCTAGTCGACTTCTCATCTACAGCTAAATCCAGATCTCCAGATGTCTCACGTTTACCCGCAGTGCCCAAGATGTTATTTAACAATGGTAAGGACGTGACTGCTTCAAGCCACTTTACAGTAGTGTTCACATCTGACTTCGATATACGGCTCGTTTC